CAGCCACGTTTCGCCATTGGCAACGGTAAAGTCTGCCGTCTTAACGTAAGGCGGCGAGGTGACGATTTCGCCCGTTGCCTCTTCGTAAGTAGGCCGGACAAACAAAATGCCGTTGCTTGCGGCATTAACAACCGCCGCCATAAACACAATCGGGTTGGGCGGGTCAGGCCGTGTTTTAGTCAGGCCGCCCGTGACAGCCGGGTTGTAATACAGCACCGTGCCGTCTACCCAACCGCCATCGCTTAGACCGCGAGTATCTACGCCTTTAATTTCGCCAAACCAAGTAACGTAGCCCCATGCGTTGTTTGCAATGTTTTGGGTGGCAACGCCCATGATGTACTCGGCTTGCGCGGCCAACAAGCCAGTGGCAGGAGCAGCCAGCAAACCACCCGACGCGCCTACCGCGCCGGTGAACATTACTACTTGGCCCTTGGTAATCGCAGACGATGCCTTGACTCGATAGAACGTCTCTTCGCCAACGTCTTGCACGATGGCGCCAGAGTCTTCCATCACAATCGCTAACGTCTTGGAGCGATCCTCGTTATCCCAATACACCGTTCCCGGTGTAATGGACGGATACGGGCCGGGGTTACGCGCAAACGTTGTCCACGGCAGGTTGGCCTGTTCTAAGGCCGCAAACGTACCGAGTTGCGGTTGGGGCAGCGTGTCTACGGCGTCAGAGATAACTTGGGTCTGCGACTCAAAGTTAGGCTGCGGAACCGGCGCTAACGCCAAGTCCACAGTCGATATGTCGCTCGTACCCGCGCCTGTGATGTTGAACAGATTGTAGAGAAACCGATACCACTCGCGATTGACGAGTCCAGTATTGGCATCCACAAACGGCACGCGGGGTGCCGGTATCTGTGTAATCTTGTCAGGCATTGGTGCCGGTGATTTGTAGCTCGGCACCCATGATGGCGACCTTGACCGGATCAGTGCCGCTGATTTCGTACACGCGGTCGCGCAGTTTGGTCGTCATGCCAAGACGACGGAAGATGGCGCGAGTGCCGTACTGGCCGATGCGACCCATCGACGTCGTGCGCTCGCCGTTCCAAGTGTGACCGCCGTCGTCTGACCAGCGCAGCATCAGTTGCGGATCAGCGCCCACGGTATAGTTCACATCAAGCTCAATGTCTTGGCTCAACTCGGTCTGCAAGATTTGCAGCAACTCGCTGGCCAAAAACTGCTGGTCGTTTAGCGCATAGCCTGACAAGCCAACACCCGTCTCGCAGTCGATCTGCAGCGCGTGATGCGCTGTACGCGTCAGGTTGTTAGCGCCGGTGGGCAACGCGCGCCAGGTGCGCAGCCACTTCTGCGTGACGCCGGCGTCGGCGTAAACGTCGAGGCTGAACGCGTACAGGCGTCCGTTCTCGTAGTCACCGATGATCGGTTGGCCGTCAAACCGAGCGTGGTTGTTGCCGCGATGGCGTTTGAAGTCGCCGTTACGGAAACCGGCGCGTTCATGCCAAGCGCCCGTAGCCGCGTCGAATACCCAAGTCGTGTCGGCGTCGGTAAAGTTCAACACATAGAACGTGTGACCGTCCTGCTGGTACGTGTATGCCACAGCATCAGCCAAGTTGCTGTACTGCTGAATGGCAAATTCTACAGCGTGCGTCGAGATGCGCACGGCTTGATAGCCTTCGGCGCGGTAAACGATGCCTTGGCCTCGAGCGTCTGCGCCGAGCCAGAAGACGGAGTTATCCATCTTGGCTACCGAGTACGGCGCAATGCAGCCGACTTCGTTGTACGCGCCTTGGATGCGCGTCAGCGGGAAGAGCGGGTCGCCCGAGTTGTACCAGACCTCGACGCTGTTGGTGCCAAACAGCCACGCTTCGCGGTGGTCGATGATGAGCGACACCAAACCGTCGGGCGAGCCTTCGGCGCTGGCAAAATCGAGCGGGTCGATCGACAGGCCATCAAGCAGCTGCGTCACCCAGACGCGCTGCGAGTTGGGTTCGTTGAACACAAAGTAGCCGTCGAGATAGCCAACCGTCACGGCGCCGGGAAAGTCTGGATCCGTGATCTGCGCAAACTCTTCAGTTTCCGTGTTGAAAATGTAGCCGTCAGGGTTAGCCGCAATAAAAATTTGCGTGCCGTTGTCAGTCATCGACACGGGGCCGGTGCCACTGACTTCACCCAGCGCAGATGAGCCCGAGCCTTCCGCCAAAAGATCTCCGCCACCTTCCAGCAGAATGTCGCCGCCGTCTTCTAACGCCAAGTCAACTGAGGCGTCAAAAGTCGCATCTACTTTAAAAAACTCGTTGCCCGACACGACGTAAAGGTAATCGCCAAGCGACCACAGCCCTCGAATCGGGCCAGTGCCATACGTGCTTTTCAACACTAAACCTGGGCAGCGCTGCAGATAGGCGGGCTCTTTGCCGCCCTCGCCAATGACTTCGGGGTACAGGTTCACCATCCGGTTGTCGGCAGCGTTGACCGACCGGATGACATACGACGACCCGAGGATCGGCGTCTTCATTAGAAGTTGCCCGTGAAGATGTTAAAGCGCGGACGGTTGACAAGCAGCGCAGCTGGCATTGCCATCACGTCATCCGGGTTGTTGATGCGTTTCAAGTTGCGCTTGCTGTACATTGCAATGCGCTGCACTTGCGGCGACGGCTCTACGCCAAACTCCGGTGCGAGCTCGCATGCCAAGTTGTAGCGAAACGCGCGCAAGTAACCCGGCGGGAACGTCAGATCAGTATCGAGCGCTGCTGGTGTCGTCAACGGACGCACCGACACAAAGTGGAACTCCAGCACTTTAGTGGGTACTGGATAAACGTAAATCTCCACGTTGGGGTAGGTCATGTTGACCCACATCAACTGCGGATACGTGGACGTTACGGTTTTAACGGCAATATTGTTGTATTGCTCGTTATTAATTAGTTTGATGCCGTACGACACGTTGGTCGAGGCGTCACGAAAATAGGTAGCGTCGTCCATCAGGATAGGACGCTCGGCCACAAACGTGCCGGTTGGGCCCATCGTAATCGTACGAATGTTGGGTTGCCAGTTGTATACCTGGTCGATGGTGGAGAACACGGACAGACGCTCCGTGTTCCACGAATCAATCATTTGGTTGAGCGCTGTAAGGGCATCCTGCGACGTCGCGGCCGAAGGCACTTCACCTTCCGCCAACATTCCGATCAGACGCAGCGCACCGTTGATCTGATCTGCAGCGGTGGTGGCCATTAACTACTCCTTACGGCGGCGGCGCGTTCTCAACGCATTAGGGTCAGAAGTCTCCGACGCCGCCATTTCTGACGACGCCGGAGATTCTGAATCATCGGAATCGGATGGGTCAAATTCTTCCCATCCGTGCTCCATATCTTCCCTCGCTTCCAGCCAGGAAATCGCAACCTTTTCCCCGTGCTTGGGGTGGCGAAGATAGATATTCGGCATATTACGAGACAGTAAAGTTGACGTTGTACACCGGGAAAGTCACCGTATTAGCCAACGTGCCCGTTACTGCGGCACGCAAACGAAGACGATCTCCAGCCGATACAACCAAATTTGCCGCCGTTGCATTTAGCGTTAAAACACGCAGAGCGTTAGCAGTCAAAGCGGTGCCACCCGTTGACTTGGTGGTGTTGGCATCGGTCGCCGCCAGCATCGCTGCAGTGCCCGAACCAGACGTACCAAGGTTGGTGATAGTAAACGTAATGTAGTTAGTATCGCTTGCAGCCAGCGCATCAACGCCTGAGAACCACGCAGCCGACAAAACGCCCGACACCGGAGCGATGACGAACACGTCAGCGTTTCCGGTTGTCGCAATCGTTGCGCCCTGCTGCGCTGCGCTAAACCCGCTACGCACGTTGGAATTAACGAGCGTGGCCGAGTCAAGCGAGCCGTTGATAATTGCTTGATCCGCAAAAGCAACACCAATCGCCTGTGTATTAGGCATATCAATACCCCTTTAGGTGGTGCCCTCGGCGAGTTGCCCCGCCGAGGGCGTTGCTATTACGAAACGCGGTAGCAAGTCCAAGTGCCGACGCCGGTCTTGCGGGCACGGAAGTGACCTGAAGTACCGTTGTCAACCTGTCCAGCACCGACGAGCGTCCAGCCCGTGCCGATTGCCACGGTCACGTCGTCCGTTCCTGCGTCAATGTTAATGACGAAGAAATCAAACGCGCTGTCTACCTTTTCGCCCATTGAGGGGAAAGCCAACTCAAGGGCGGCAACGGTCGGCAACGTCAAGTCGCCAGCCGCTCCGTCAAAGGTAAAAAGACCGTTGACCAACTGAGCAGCCGTCGCCGTAGCAGCAGCCGTCAGCGCAGTCGGAGCGCTTTGCGTGAAAAACAGCGGCTCACCAAGATTGCCATCGCCAATCTGATACCCACCAGAACCATTAGGAAGTGCCATTTTTAGTTACTCCTTAAATTTAACCATTAGCCCCAGAGGCGGACAGCCATCTGCGGACGGATCACCGAGTAGCCATACAGCACGTCGATACGGCACGGCATACGGTCGTTGTTAATGTCGTACTGACGAACAACGCGCATGGAGATGCCGTTGTGCACTTGGCGCGAAGCCATGTCAACGCCCTGCGGCATGAGCAAGTCAGCCGTGGCGAAGGCGATCGCATCGCGGTGGTACACAAGGTTCTGCGGGTACTGCGTCGAAGCGCCACCCAAGAACGTCACAGCAGCACTGTTCTGCGGGAACGAATCCACCGTCGCCAAAGCAACGCTCGACGTGTAAATCGCCGGCGAAATCTTGACGTTGGTAAACGCGCTGGCAGCAGCGGTAATGTCCTCAGTGACCACGAACTGCTGGAGCGAGCCAGTTGATTCGCGGGTCTGCGGGTTGACCGAGTACACGTTAGCGATCGTGAACACGTCGCCCTTCTTAAGCGTGTTGCCGGTCGTGCCGTTCAGCGTAATGGTCGCCTGACCCTGCGTGGAAACCGTACCGTTCACCGTGATGGTGCCCGTGCGGCTGCCGGTCGTGAACTGCTTGATCGACTGCGACATGTTGAGCTCGTTAAAGCCCAGGATGCCTTCGCCGAACATGCCGTTCTTGAATTGCGACGAGATGGTGCTGACCGGGTTAAACAACCCCTTCATGCCCTCGATAAGCGCAGCGTTGGCGGCCGGGTTGACGGTCGCGTAGCGCGGCGACATGACGGCAGCGGCTTCGTTCAGCTTCTGCTGAGCAGCCAACAGGACAGCGGTCGTGCCCGGCGTGGTGCCCGGCGTACCGACTGACTGGTAGATGTTGTTGAACGAGTTAGCAACGTCAGCGTCGATGCTGGAGGCCAACTGGCTGATACGCGGCTTGAGCACGCGCTCGGCAAAGTCGTCCAACTGCATCGTCATTTCGGCGGTGGTGAAGTTCACGCCGATGTGCTTCTGCGAAGCAACCGTCAGGGTCGTGAACTGCTCGTTGTCGTCCTGCACTTGCAGGGCGGCACCGTCGGTCACAAGGGCGCGATCCGGCAGACGGATACGCAGCGTAGTGCCGATCTTGGCGCCTTCGACGGCGTAGCTGCTGTCGTACTGGCGGTTGACGTTACGGGTGATTACGAGGTTGTTCTCGAGGATCTCGAGCGCTTTTCGCGTAATCATGTCAATAGTAAGAATTGTATTAGCCACGAAAGTGTCTCCTAAAAATTGTTAGCGACGTTGACGCGTTTCCCACTGCTTGATCTGGCGTCGACGCTCGGCCTCAATCCACTCTGACGTGCTCATGGCCGTAACCGAGCGGGGGTCAGTCGTTTCATAAGTGCCGGCGCTGGTGCCTCGAGCCGTTACCGGCTTGATCGGCGCGGGAGCGCTGGTGGTTTTCTTGATCGGTATCGGATTGTCAGCCATTTTAGCCTCTATCTTGCCGATCTCTTTAGCCTGAAGGTACGGCGACAAACGGGAAATACGATCGGCTTCGCGCGGGTTCGAGCCTAGGTAATAAGCCAGCTCTGGCCCTACGTCCGACGCCTGAATCGTCTCGGCCATCACGGGCGTAATCGGCAGTGACGGGTTGTACGCGACCTTTTCAAAGTCATCGTATTTGTCCCGCACGGCTTCTTCACGTTCGTGATAAGCCTCCACAAGAGCCATACGCTCGCGCTCGGCCTCGCGTCGGGCGAGGAGTTCAGTTGCTTTGCGCTCGGCCAAAGCCTCGGCATACGCATCTGGATCCAAGTCCTTGCTCGGCAAAGGCGCCGACTCAGCCGCTGGCTGGGTCTTTAACGATTGCTCTCGCTCCCACTTGCGACGTTCCCGTGCAAGCCTCTTGCCGACCATCGCATCTAGCTCTTCTTGAGTAAATGCTTTAGCGGGCTTTTCTTCCGGCAATTGCGTTTCCGCAACAACTTCAGATTCCGGGGCAGCCGTAGCCTCCGGTTCCGGCGCGGATATATCCGCTACAACTTCAGGGACTTGGTTTTCGTCCGTCATACATCTTCCTTACGGAAACCTGGTGAACCGCACCAGTACGGTTTAACAATACTGTATGGCTTCACAGTGCGCAACATTAAGTGCTGCTGTCTGTAATTAGGCCGATGGTTTGGAGGGCGGTCAGTAACGACGCTAATGCTGCGTTACCGCCACGCGATCCCGTGACCGTCTGCTTGGTTTGAGGCGTTTTGCCATAGAAACCCACAGAGGCCGTACCAAGGCTGAAATTCTTGACGTTAGCGCACCAGAACTGCTGCTCGCCGCTACCAAACAAGAAGTTGACCAGATCAATCGGGTTGCCACCCACAGTGACGTTGCCCGAGGTGGTCAGCGATGCAACCAAAGTCACATCAAACGTATTGGTTGTGACGTTGCTGACGGTATAGATGCCATCGGAACTTGGCGTCGTGGTGGATGCACCGCCTGACGTAAAGTCCAGATAAATGCTGTTGCCGCTAGGAATACCGTGCGAGTTAAGCGTTACGGTCACAGTCGTTCCCGACTGGCTATACGTCGCCGGAACGCCGGTCAAATCAGCAGCAGAACCTTCAACGTAACGCTCTGAACCCAGAATCAAATCGCTTCGAGTGTTGGATTCGTTGAGGTCGTTGTACGCGTTACCGACCACGTTCCAGTGGTGGTAATACGTGCTGTTGTCAGTCAGGTCGTAGAAGATGCAGTTCTTGACGATGCTACGCGCAGCGCCGACCACAATCGTGTCGTTGACCGAACCCGCAAAGCAGTTGGAAATCTCGCTCATAGCGATAGCGCCAACTGTAATCGGGTTGAAGTTACCCGCAAGCGTGGTGTCCATTATTGACAGGTGCAACCCGCCCACAGCGCCGGTCTTGATGCCGTTGCCAAAGTTGCCCTCAAACCATGCGTTCTTGATGGACGCGACGGCATAGCCGACTTCATCGTCCATCGTCACATCGTAGTAGATACCGCCCGTGCCGGTGTTGCCCGAGGTGCCGTTAAAACTAATGTCGGTGCCAACAACATGCACGCCACCGGCTTGCGTGATGTACAAACCCCAAGTGGTGTTACCGCTGAACTGCCCGCCGTAGAACGTCACCAAGTTGCTGTAGACGTTGTTGGCCGATTTCTCGCAATAGTAACCGTACAGGTTCGCTTGGAACGTGCAGTCGTATACGTCAAACACCAAGCCGCCAAGGCAGTGCAGGCCGTAGTTACAGTTGGTGATGTAGACGTTTCGCAGCACCCAACGGCCAAAGTCCGTGACCTTGAGGCCATTGACGCTGGCAACGCTGTTACCGTCAATCGCTAAATCAGAGATTTCGCTGTACGGCTCCAGCATCGTTGATATGCCGGACAAGTCCAAGATAGGCGTGGCGGTTGAGCCAAACTTCTTCAAAACCGTTGAGCGCTTGCCGCTGCCCTTGAGGTTGACGGTGATAAAGTTTGTCCAGTTACGCACAATCGAGGTGACGCGATAGGTGCCTGGAGGAAAGTACACCGTACCGCCACCCGCGCCGTAGACGTAATCAATCGCCGCTTGGATCGCTGCGGTGTCGTTCGTCGTACCGTCGCCCGTTGCGCCGTAAGCCTTAACGGAAACCGTTGGCCCGATTTGCGCGACCGTGGCTTTCTTGGTGACGCCGCCGTCAACGACCGGGACTAACGCACCATCGGAGACGGGGTTAGTCGCGGCGGGTAATTGCGAAATCTTGATGCTTGACATGTCTTACTCCGTCCAAGGCAACGCGACAGGCACGGCGTCATTCTTCGGCTGGTTGGAGAGCGCGGTCATCGCAGCCGCACGCGCCTCCCACGCCTTCTTGTGCGTGAGATTCCACACCCAGTTCAGCACAATCTCTTCGGTGAGATTAACCAACGGAATGAAATCACCGCTCGGTCGAGTCAGGCGGGTGGTTTGGCGCAGCGGGCCAAGGCTCCACTCGACGAAAGCCACGACGTTCTCATGTTCGTCTACTTTGGGCAGAACCCGCAGACCTTCGACCTTCCAGTTAGCCATTATTCTTCCTCAGACTGTTTAGCCTGTGCTTCGGCTTGCTCTTTAACCTTTAACAGCAACGGCCATGCGCCGCTGCTCGTTGGGAGTTGCCCCAGCACTTGCAGGATGGCGTTTACTTCCTCAACGGATAGTTCCAACTTAATCATTCTGCGCTCCACGGCAGCGGCTTGGCGACGGTCGGCGGATTTACTAGCGCTTCTAGTTCACGCGCTACGTTGGCCTCTACCTCGGCCTTGTCCACGCCGTTCGCCCACACCCAACCCAGCACATCGGCTTCGGTAAGGTCGGGATACGCCACGAAGTCATCGCCCGGTGAGGCAAAGCCCATGCTGCCGTAGTTGCTGGCGGTAAACTCGCCGCTGCTGTCGCTGCAACGCCATGCGGCAGTCACCACAACGTCGGTATGCGAGCCGTCTTGCGGCTTGACGATCATGCTTTCAATTTTCCAAGTAGCCATTTATTTAGCCTCCAGTTCAGCGACACGCTGCCGCAGGGATTTGACTTCCGCAAGCAGCAACGGGACAAGTGAAGAAACATCAATTTGCTGGTAAACGGGCTTGCCGTCTTTATCTACGGCATCTTTTTCACCACTAACTGCATACGGCGCAACCTCTTGCGCTTCGTGGGCAATCAGCATCGGACGCTCTACCGTCGCGCCGTTCATCTTGCCGACGTAGACCTTTAGCGCATCTACCAACTCGCCAGAATTTGTAACTGGCCCAATGATGGTTTTGGCGCGGTAATCCGACGTTGTGTTGTAACGAACAAGCCCGCCAGTACGGTCGTAATCAATAGAACCGCGAAGTGTTGCGCCGGCATCGGTTATAAATTCTTCAAATTTATTGTTGCCAGAGGTTGCTTTATTCCAAAGAACACTAGTGGCTGTTCCAGAATCATCGTTTATAAAAAGGCACGTTGAATTTCCTGCGCCCGTATTTGAAACGGCAAAAGACCGAGTTGACCAATTAGCAATGTTTTCTTTTACGCCAAGACCACCCGCCATGTAATTAAGCGCCGTCCCCGCTGCATAGAAGTTCCAGCGGTTAGAGCCAGAGGCGATGTCGGAGTAGAAGCCGTAGTTGTTGGTGGCGCCGGTGAGAGTAGATTCAGCAATAAACCCAAATTGACTGGTAACAGTTGATCCCGCGCCAATTGTTCCTTGCGCCGCACTAAACCCAACCAAATTTGCAGTTGTAAACGACGCCGCTTGGGTATTAAGAATTGACTGAATGCCATACCCGCCAAATGTAGAGCCACTTGGAACAGTGCCATTCATTAAAATCGCACGAGTAACAGTTCCTGATGTTGGGTATGTTCCTGTTACTTGAAATTTAGTCGTCGCATCCGCCGTCGCGCCGATCCCGACGTTGCCGGAGGAGTCAATACGCATCCGTTCGGTGTAAGTTGTGCCGTCAGACACTGATATTTGACCAAACGTCATCGCCGCATCTGATGGCGCAAAAGACCGGAAATCCCCCGACTGAACGCCAAAACCTGCTTTTGAATTGCTGCTGCGGAAAACAAACAACTTTTGAGCGGTAACGTCGGTACCTAAATCTAGTTTTGCTCCCGGCGAAGCCGTCCCAATACCGACGTTGCCGGAGGAGTCAATGCGCATCCGTTCGGAGCCATTGGTAAACACAATCCAAGGTCGTGTACCAGCAGCAACATGGTAGATCGCGGAATTGTTGGCGTTGATGTGGTAGTTGAGAGTGTCACCACTTGCCCATTCCACAGCAGCAAAATTTCCAGCCGTTCCAGTATTAACCGTCAGCGCGGTAGATGAACTGGATTTGTTGGCCGAAGCCGTCCCAATACCGACGTTGCCCGACGTATCTATCCTGACCCTCTCGCTGCCTCCGGCGTAAAAGGTCAACGGCAGGAAAGTGCCGGTTCCTGTTCTTTGGCTTAAAATTCGTGAATCAGTACCAAGCGACGCTAGTCTTAAATACCCTGTATCAGATGGGTTTGATACGGGGTAAATGTTGAGAACTGCTGCTCCACCAGAGCCACTCGGAATAATTCCGACTTCCGTTGTGGAATTTGCCGTACTAGTTTCAAACAAAACCCTATTAGTAATAGTCGCATTGCTAAAGTCGCCCGTGATGCGCTGGGCGGTGCTGGAGAACGTGAGGTTGCCGCCGGAGATAGTCTCGCCGCTAGAGGCCGAGAGCGTCGTGAACGCGCCGGTATTGGGCGTGGTCGCGCCAATCGGCGGCATCGAGGCTGCGATGTTCGTCAGCGTCAGTTTGTAGTTAGCGCCGGATCGAGCAACAACGTACTCGTCGCCAGCCTGTGCCGGGGCGCCAGACGCTAATTGGGAAATCTTTTTGTCAACAGCCATATCAGTCTCCGCTAAATGGTGCGGCAGGTCTTGAAAACTTGCCAGAAGTATGCGTTATCCG